TATGGTTCAGGAAAATCCTACAGCAACGCAGGCGATTGGAGCAAATATACAAGAACACCAAGCGATGATGTATAGGATTCAAATTGAACAAGCCATGGGGCAACCGTTACCAACCATGGAAGAGGGGCAAATGCCTCCAGAGGTTATGAACGAAATTGCGATGATGGCAACACAAGCTACGCAACAGGTTACAGGACAAGCACAAGCTATGGCACAAGCCGAAGCACAAGCTCAACGTGATCCTCAAATGGAAATGTTCCAGCAACAACTACAACTTGAAAAAGAACAGTTAATGCAAAAAGAAGGAAAAGATCAACGCGATAAAGATGTTGAGATGATGAAAGCAGAAATGCAAGGACAACTTGAACGCGAAAAAATAGCAGCAGCAAATGAAAGAGAAGATGTTAAAGCAGCAGTTGATTTACAAGAAGCTGAATTACGAACTCAGAGAGATGCTGAAAAGAATTTCACCGAACTGGTTAAAACAGTGAGGGAAAGCAAGGAGTAACTTATGCCTAAAGTTGGAAAGAAACATTTTTCATACTCTAAGAAAGGTAAGGCAGCCGCAAAAGCTTATGCTAAGAAAACAGGTACGAAAATGACTAAGAAAAAGAAAAGGAGATAAATATGAGAGATTATTACGATGCTCAGAAAAAATACCCTTCACCTTCTAAACAGGTGAACAGGTCTGCGCCCAGTGAGCCGTCTACCCAAGACGACACTAGGACAAAGTCTGTAGAAGCGGGTAAAGTGCTAGACACGCCAGAAAAGGCTAAAGTCAAAGCAGCTTATGGGCAAACTAAAGGACTTCTTTGGTATCGTTCAATTAAGTAATTAATGGACTTTATCTTAGCGGCGGAGCATTTGCTCCGTACTTATCGAGAGAGAAAAGAAGCTCTCTCGCACACGCTTGCGTCAGGAGGTGCTCAGGATATTGAGCAATACCACCGAATCGTTGGCGAAATAGCAGGTTTGAATGTTGCGGAGCAGGAACTTCAAACTTTAAATAAAAATATGGAGGAATCATATGACTGACGCTGTTCCCAATCGAGTTGACAATTTCGGTAGTAAAGGCAAGGTTGCAGAAATGGAACCAGAATCTACTTTAACTATTGATTCATTAGACTCGCACTCGGAAAAATTACCGCACCCCACTGGGTATAGAATATTAATCCTTCCTTTTGTTACTCAAGGAGTAACCAAGGGTGGCATACATTTAGCTAAACAGACACTAGACAAAGAAAGACTAGCAACTGTTGTAGGTTATGTTGTCGACCTTGGACCTGATGCCTACGGAGACTTAAACAAGTTTCCTGATGGACCTTGGTGTAAAAAAGGGGACTGGGTTATATTTGGTAGATACGCTGGTGCTCGTTTCATGATTGATGGTGGCGATATGCGACTATTAAATGATGACGAGATCTTAGCAACTATTAATGACCCAGAGGATATATTATCATAAACGTGGAGAAGACCATGCAAGAAGAAGCAGAAAATTTAGAAATAGAACTAGAACTTCCCGAAGGAGAAGTTGACCCAAGAGAAGCCGATGTTGACGATTCACTGCCCGATAAATCGGTCGTTGAAACTTTAAACCAAGCTCCTAAAGACGAGTTAGACACTATCAGTGAAGGCGTTCAAAAGCGTATTGATAAGTTAACTTATAAAATGAGAGAGGCGGAAAGACAGCGAGATGAAGCTGTTACTTACGCTCAAAGTATACATTCAGATAACAGTAGTTTACGGGATAAATTAAAAAGTTCCGACTCTTCCCTTTTCAAAGAGTACGATAATCGTATACAATCTGACCTAGAACGAGCTAAGATACATTTAAAAGATGCTAATGAACAAGGAGATGGTGATGCAATCGCTACAGCAACAGAACAACTTTCAAGAAGTGCAGCAGAGCATGAGAACCTTAGACGCCTGTCTGCGCAACAGAAAGTTAGAGCACAATCGACTGAACAACAAGTTGCTGTGCCTGCCGCACCTATCCAACAACCCCCACAACCTGATCCTAAAGCACAGAAATGGGCAGATAAAAATGAATGGTTTGGGAGTGATCAAGCGATGACTTACGCAGCGTTTGGTATACATAAAGAATTAGTTGAGGAAGGTATTGATCCTTCTTCAGACGGATATTATTCTAAAGTCGATGGAAAGATGAAAGAATATTTTCCTAATAAGTTTTCAGAAGAGCAGTCTGCACCAGTGCAGCAGGTTGCTGCCTCCAGCCGTGGGGCTACAGGTAAAAAAAGTGCACGCAAAATAAAACTCACACCAAGTCAAGTAGCAATAGCTAAAAGACTGAATGTGCCTCTTGAAGAGTACGCAAAACATATTGAGCAATAGGAGTATAATATGACAGACGAAATAAAAACAGAACGTAACTCCCGATCTGCAGAGACCCGAGACACTCAAACTCGCAGAAAACCATGGGCTCCCCCGTCTATGTTAGACGCACCCCAACCACCTCCTGGATATAAATTCAGGTGGATCCGTGAATCCGTACGAGGTCATGATGACAAATCGAATATGTCTAAACGTATTCGAGAAGGTTATGAACCTGTTAGAGCTGAAGATTTCCCAGATTTCGAAGCTCCTACTGTACAGGATGGATCTAATGTAGGTGTTATAGGAGTTGGTGGTTTAATACTTGCAAAAGTTCCTGTCGAAACTGTTAATGAGAGAAACGCTTACTTTAATACGCAAGCGAAAGATCAATTAGACGGTGTTGACCATAACTATTTGCGAGAAAGCGATCCTAAGATGCCATTAAAGGATGGAGACATTCAAAGGACATCTAAGGTTCAATTTGGTAGTCGGAATAAATCCGATTAATAATAACAATTAATTATATATAGAGGTATATTATGGCGAATACAGACAAACCTGACGGTTTTACGCCCGCTTACCACATGTATGGTGGAGTTATTAGACCTGCTCGTATGAGAATTGCTAGTGCAACCAACGCATCCATCTTTTCAGGTGATGTTGTAACGTTGTCTAGTGGTTACGTCATTCAGGGCACGGCTACTAGCACTCCCATAGGTGTTTTTTATGGCGTGTATTACAATGCATCCGATGGCACTCCAACTTTTTCAAAAGTTTGGACTGCCGATACTGCTACTCAAGGAAGTGCAGATGCCGAAGCTTTAGTTTATAGCGATCCTGGTATCGTTTACGAAGCTCAATTTACTGCAGGTACTCCTGCTGTAAGTTTCATCGGCAGCAAGTACACTCTTTCAACTACAGCTGGTTCTACAACCAACGGTAGATCGAAAGAAGGTGCTACTGCAACGACTGGTTCTGGAGTGGCGTTATGTGTAGGTTTTAACTTAGCACCATCGAATTCGATAGCTGCTTATGCAAGAGCCTACTTCACGTTCCCAACCAATACCTTCGCGGTTTAATTAGGAGAGTAATAAATGGCTATTAACAGAGCACAACTTGTAAAAGAGTTAGTTCCTGGATTGCACGCACTCTTTGGATTAGAGTACGAGCGTTATAATAATGAGCATGAAGACATCTTCGACACCGAAAACTCAGAAAGAGCTTTCGAAGAAGAAGTTATGTTAACAGGCTTTGGTGAAGCTTCTGTAAAAGGTGAAGGCGCAGCTGTCACATACGACACAGCGCAAGAATCTTGGACAGCAAGATATTCTCATGAAACTGTAGCACTTGCTTTTGCATTAACAGAAGAAGCTATCGAAGATAATCTCTACGATACACTTTCTTCTCGATATACAAGAGCACTGGCACGTTCGATGCAACAAACAAAACAAGTCAAAGCAGCTAATGTTTTGAACAATGGTTTTAGTTCATCGTATGTAGGAGGAGACGGTAAGGCACTTATGACTACCGATCACCCTACCGTGGCTAACGTGGACATGAGAAATGAGCTATCTACAGCAGCCGATCTTAATGAAACATCAATGGAACAAGCACTAATTGATATTAGTGCTTTTAAAGATGAAAGAAATCTTAAGATCAATGCACAAGCAAGGAAATTAATCATTCCACCTGCTTTGCAATTCACTGCAGACAGACTACTGGAAACACCAGGAAGAGTTGGTACTTCAGACAATGATATAAATGCACTTCGCAATATGGGAATGATCTCAGAAGGCTATGCAGTAAATCATTATCTAACAGATACTGACGCATTCTTCCTTAAAACGGATGTTCCCAACGGTCTTAAGCATTTCGTGAGGACAGCGGTATCTACTAACATGGAAGGTGACTTTGAAACTGGAAATGTAAGATACAAAGCTAGAGAACGATATAGCTTTGGATGGAGTGACTGGAGAGGCATATTTGGCTCACCAGGAGCATAATTCATTTGGTTGAATAAATTAAAGGGGTCTTCGGATCCCTTTTCTTTTTTAGATGGATGATATACAATCAGGAGTACTAGGATAATTATTTTGTTTTATCGACTGACCTAGCAGACGAGCCGAGACGATAAGACTTATTTTTTCAGGAGA